TTTCTTTTGTATTGTTGTTGAGTAATTACAACACCATCTTGTAAGATGACTTGACCCCAGCTCAATCTATTTCTAACATGAGAAGTTCTCACATGAGGAAACCATTCTTTATTGTTTTGAAATATATTCCATACTTCATCAAAATTGTCTATCGTTGCATAATTCATGAGAAATACTTTTCTTTTATATCATCATTATTATAAATGTCAATAACTAAATGCACTCTATCTATATCAGATTTGTTGACAACTTTATGTGGTTGTGATACATCTAACCACCAACAAGAACCTTTCTTCATATGGAACTCTGCAATACCACCAGGCAACCATGAAGTCATTAGAACTTCTTCATGTGTAATTACTGGAACATGGAGTCTTACTATCTTACCAGTTTTAATATCTTTGTCAACTTTATCTGTATGTTTTGCGATAATAGTACCAGCTTCAAGTTTCATCAATCTGACTCTTTCTTTTTCTGCTGGTATCTTACCTAATATTTTATCCATCTCCAGTGCATCATATAATATTGTATTTTGTAGACCATCATCTACATCTGTTCCTAAAACACCACCCTTACCAATTTGAGCTGTGTCACCACCATAACCTCTAAGAGAGATTGCAGTCCATTGATTGTCTTTATTAAATTTAGTTACTACTGGGGAAAATTCTTGGTTTACTTCACAGAAGTTTACAATTGGTTGTAACTCTTCATCTGTGTACGTTATGTCTTCAAATAGTTTCATGTAAAAAATCCTTCAAGAGTATTTCTTTTGATATGTCTAAAGATATCTTTATTTTTATCTTTACTGAAATACCATATATTCTCTATATAGGTTCTGTCCATAAACTCATCCATGGCATCTTTATCAAAGTTACCATCTTCATCTTTGAATACTGAAGCGCCTTGAGGACGTTGCATAATTCTCATACCAACTTGACCCATAAAATGTGGAAGTAACATATCTACAAGTTCATCACCAGAACGATATCGTTTACCTTTTACTTTTGGGTCTAGAATATTAATCATCATAACACCAGTGTCACTTAGTGAATCAAAAGTGTTTTGTGATACTGGAAGATAGAAGTTATCTCTCCAAGACTCATATTCATTAAACTTGAACCATGATTGCAGCTCTTCTTTATCACCACCTTCATTGTATCTTTCTGTAGAAAAATATGGTGGTGAAGTAAATGCACAATCTACATTACTAATCTCATCCCAAGGTAAATCTTCTGCACCACAATTATACATCTGCACAGTTTTCTTACCACCAGTAAGTTTATCATAGAAGTCAATCATCTTCTGGTATCTTGCAAAAGTATTAGGATTTGGGTCACAACCAATATAGTGAGTTGCATTAGAAGCGTAGAACGCAGTAAGTCTATCACCCCAACCCATAGATGTATCTAATACAGTTTTTGCATCTGTCATATTATAGATTGTTTTTGCAACAATAGGTTTGAACTGTGTTGCAATATAAGTACCAAGTCTAAATGACATTGTATAAGTTTTAGGTGTTAAATTTTTACTATCATTTACACCTCTCCAGATAGGCCCAAACGCACCCCAGATATTATCACCATCATTCCATCTTTGCACTGGAGATTTGAAACCATAAGAACCACAAGACATTCGTAGGTCATTCATAAAAGAGTCTGCACAATAATTAAAAGTAGAAGGCCCATCAATTACACCCAATCCATACTTATCATATGAATATTTGTAATCGTCATACTTCTCCATGACATTATCTGGTTGACTTAGATATTTGGTAAAGTCAGCTTTCTGTAACTTACGAAAGTTATCAACCACTTTTTCCATATTATATTCTTTGAGTGGATAGGGTGGTTTCTCATTTGTAATAAACTCTGCAAGTGTCTTACGAAACTCTTCTTTACCATACTTGTCTGTAGTATTAAGAAATAATTCTTTCTGCATCACTGGAAGACCAGTGTGGTCTACACACTTTTTTAGTAAGTCATATAATTCTTGGTTCAATTAAAAAAGTCCTCAAGTGTAGTTTGTGTTCCAAATGACCTATCAATCTTCCAACCAATATTGTTAGTAATAAATGAAAGTGGGTCAATGAAACTCTTTTCATATTGACTATCATAGTCTACATACTTCAAAATGTCAAGTTCTTTTGGTAACTTAGATGGAAATGTGATTACATTACAACCAAGTGGATTGGGCTGACGCAACTCAAGGTACTTGACTTTATCACCATCTTGAATAAGTGTATACTTTTTTGTAAGTTTGCGTTGACGTATCATGTGATTGTAAACAAGACTTCCCTTGATATGCATTGGTGTGCCTTTACGATAGATTGAACTATCTGAGTAGAACTTACGAACACCATTGACAGAACGAGGATAAGCAATCTCTTCTGGTGGAAGGTCTTCAAACTCTTTACGAAACTCAATAAGAAAGTCATTCAGTTCTTTTTCATCACCAGACATAATAATCTTTAGTGCCTGTTTAATCTTTTCACGACAAGGTGCAGGCGTGGATGACTTGACAGCTTCGATACCCATAATCTTCAACTGTGGTTCATGGTAACGAACACCTTCAACATCCCATGCATTTAGGATATATCGTTTCTTTGCAGTCCAGATACCTTTGTCTGCAATCACCTCTCGTTTCATAAACATCTTCTGGTCATATGCATGAACATAATCTGCAAGTTGTTTGTATGACTTGTCAATAAACGGTTCAATCTTTTCTTTCGCAATCGTATCCAAAAAGTCAATAGGATTCTTTGGATTGACTTTCTGTATCAACTCATCAAATGTAACATAGATTGAGTCTGTATCAGATGCAATCACATAATCTTTATCAGTATTTAGCAACTTGTTTAGATACTGATTAATCTTCTTTTCAATCCAACGAATAGACAATTGACCAGCAGTTGTAATACCCTCTGCAATCGCAAGGTCATAGTATCGAAAGTATTGATTACCAATCGCACCATAGGCTGAGTTGAGTGATATCTTTCGAGCCATCTGAATATTGTTGTAACGACTAATGTATTTAAGATACTTAGAGTCTTTTGTATCTTCATAATCTTGTTTCGCCTTCAACATCTTCTTCTTGTAAACAGTACGGTCATTGTAAATGTCTTGCATCATCTCTGGTAAGAAACCAAGTTTGTCTGTACGATATAATGCACCGTTTGGTGTAAGAGTAGTTTTCTCTGGAATGTCTAGGTCAATCTCACGCAACATCTCATTGACATACGTTTTATCGTCTGCAAGTTTTAAGTAATCACCAGTAACAAGTGTTTCTGGTGACATATTGTATTGCATAATTAAATGTGGATACAATGAGTTCAAGTCAAAAGACATCACCCATTTGTGTTGACCAACTTGTGGTTCTTTGACGTATGCACCTTCGTATTTGTCAGACTTTGATTGACTAGACTTCTGTGGAATCACAATCTTTTTGTTCTTGAGATAGTTGTGAATGAGAACATCCCAATACTTAACTTGACCAAATACATCTTCATAGTTGACCTTCGCTTCGTAAGCCATAGTCAATAGGAGTTCAAGTAACTTCATCTTGTCTTCCAGACGGTCAACAAGTTCAACGTCAACAATGTTATATTCTAGGAAAGATTGATAATCTTTTGTATACCAATCTTGAAAAGTCTCGTATGGATTTTCATTCTTCTTCTGACCAAGTTCGACAAACGCAATATGATTAAGTGCATAACTCTCTTGGTTTGTATATGTAAACTTACGATATAGTTGTAGATAGTCAAGATTTGCAACACCAGTGATATCATAAACTTGTTGTTCACGACCATGATTGTAAACTTTACGAGAACTAATCAAACCCCAAGGAGAGAACTCTTTAGCTCTGTCTTCACCAAGAACCTTGGTAACACGATTGATCAAATAAGGAATATCAAAGAATTCAGTATTCCAACCAGTGACAACATCTGGATAGTGTTTAGTCCAGAAGTTCATGAAGTTTGCAAGTAGTTCGTTTTCGTTTGAACAGTTGATATAGGTTACGTCATCTCTATCGTTTTTGAACTCACCCAAACCCCAAACAATAAT